AAGGGGAAAGTTTCTTAACTATTACCCTTCCGGCTTTTTGCAAAGGCTTTGAACAAGCTCTCGCGACTGGCCGTTTGGAAGCATCGTTTTTTCCGGCTTGCCGGTTTAAACGAGGTCTCCCCGTATTCCTACGGGGTTTCCTTTCCAAAATATTCCACGCTGATCGGCGATTGATGGATGGGCCCGACCTTGACTGCATCTTTAGTGTCAGGCAGATTTGCCTGCTACATAAGAAAGTCCTACTCCCTTGCACTAAAAAGCGCGAGCGGAAGGCTGAGGAAGGGTTTGTCCGTTGTGAGAACGATCTGTCTGAAGTCAAAGTTGACAGCACGGCGCTCGAATCATTTGAGCGTACGGCTGCCATCGTCATGTCTGACGTGCTCAGGGATATCCCCAATGGGGATCCTTATGAGTTACTACGACCTCACCATGGCCCTGGTTCCACCCAGGAACGCATACTTGGTAATTCCAAGTATGAGTTCAAGCTATGGCACGCTCGTCTTGAGGAACAATTTCCTTTTACCGAATTTGGTGTCGCTTCCCAGCGAGACCTCGGTGGAGATGATTGTCCTTTGGAGCGTGTACAGTTCGTCGAACCTGGTGACGAAGAACCTGTAAGGGTTGTATTCGTCCCTAAAACTTTGAAGTCACCTCGGGTTATCGCGATTGAGCCTGTGTGTATGCAGTATATGCAACAGGCTATCGAGGAAGTTCTTAAGCCCGCTATCGAAACGGGCCGGTACACTGGTGGTAGAGTTAACTTTACTCATCAATCAGTGAACCGTGAACTTGCACTCAAATCATCCAGGAATGGGCGTCTTGCGACGCTTGACCTGAGTGAGGCGAGTGACCGGGTGCATTCATCGCTCGTGCGCGGTTTGTTACGGGTATCCCCTGTCCTCACGGACATGGTATTCGCCTGCCGAAGCACGAGAGCGACTCTTCCGAGTGGGCTAACGCTCACTTTGGAGAAATTCGCTTCTATGGGTTCAGCCCTATGTTTTCCGATGGAGTCGCTGGTGTTTTTCAACATCATCGTCTCTGGAAGGATCCGGCGGGCTCAAAAGCCGGTTACCGCCTCGACTGTGCGTCAGTACAGCCGGGACGTTTACGTCTATGGGGATGATATCATTGTCCCCGTGGATGAGGCACCTGCGATTTGTGAAGACCTGCACCTATTCGGGTTAAAGGTCAACGCCGCAAAATCCTTCTGGACTGGTAAGTTCAGGGAATCTTGTGGTATGGATGCGTACGACGGCGTAGAGGTTACCCCCGTTTACTGCCGCACGACAAGTCCATCAAATCGGTGGAATCATAAAGAAG